TGATTCCTTTCGCATAATCTTTAATTTTCTCTTGTCATGTTTTATTATCGGAGATAAGTTTATAATTTATACATTCTCCTATATATTGTGCATCTCTTGATTTAATGTTTTCCATAAGGTGTGTTACTCCCATATATTTTGGAATTTTTATTTTAAAAAGATAAGATTTAGTATTCATATAAATAACTTCTTCTGGAAATAAATGTAACATAATTTGTGAATTAATTCTTATTGTATTTCTATTATTTACATTTGTTTCTACAAATTCTTTAAATTTACTCTCAGATAAAGTAAAATAATAATATCCTTGAAACCTAGTTTTATTTCAAAAATTAATCCTTCTTATCTTTTTAACCATTCTTTTTCTATACCATTCTATCTGTTCATCACCTTTTGTAATTTTTCCTATATGAACGTAACAATTTAAGAATTTAGTTGTTTGAATTGTAATACAACAACCGTATCTTATTGCTTTATCCATCCTACGCCAACCTAAGATAACTAAATCTTTTACTTCTCTTTTAGATAATTCTGGAAACTTTTCATAAATTTGAGGTAATATATCATTAATTCCAAAATCTTTTATTGTATAAAATTTTTCACCACCGTTTATCCTGTCTACAAAATCTTTTTTCAATTCAGATCCGACAAAAACAGGTAAGGTTTTTTGGTAATGATTATTAGTATAAAAATAATTTAAGGCATATCCAGTAAAATTAGAACTAATAAAATCAATATTTTGAAACCTTCCATTTTGACAATGTTGTTCAAATTTTTCTCCAGTAACTATTTCAAAATCTATATAAGATGAAGCATATGGGACACTAAATCTTATCTTTTCAATAAGTATTTTATGAAATACTAAAGCAAAACTGTACTTAAAAGGATCTGCCAAAGCTTCACCAAAACAGGCAGTGTGTCCATATCTAGTAATAAACCATCTTCAATTTTTATCAGTAACTCTTTTAGGTACATTGGTAAATATTTCAGATGCAGATAAACCATGATTGAAAAATAACCTCATTATTTTATAACTTTAAATGATCTGCCGAATCTTTTTCTGTCTCATGTAGTAGCAGCATTTAAAATTTCATCCATTTCGTTTTGATTAATATAGTCTGGAACTCTCGCTTGAGTACATAAATTTTTTCAATTCTTTTCCCAATATGGAACAGTTTGCCATAACTGTGGATTCATTGTCATAGCTGCACGTTTTCTTTGGTCTACAAACATACAATATGCAGCAATTGCATCCAACTCTTTTTCATTTAATGAAGGTAATCCTGCCTCATCAACCAAAACTCCTTTATAAAATACTCTAACAATTTTAAAAGCATCTGATAACCATAATCTGTTTTCTTCTCTAAAATATTTTATAAATTGTCCAGATACATAACCATAACTTGTGTTAAATTTTCTACCTTCGATATAGTTTTCAGCTCAAGATAATTGAGGATTATCTATAACTGTTAATGGACTTGTTCTTTGATAATCTTCAAAGTTTGTAGTAACTGCTTCAATAATATCAACATTACAAGGAAGATCTATATAATATTCTCCAGAAGCTGTTACAGATGGAGCTTCCTCAAATTTATACAATCTACATCTTCTATTACCTATTTTATCTCAAGCAATTAATCCCAATGTTTCAAATTCATCAGGATTTAATGTAATTCCATATAACTCCTTTGCTTGAGTATAGGCAGTATTAAAATTATATTCTTTCATTTATAATTATTTTGGTTGCTGTGTATTTGAAGTTACTGGTGCATAAAGCATTTTATAATATCTTAAATATTTTTCTGTAACTCTTTTTATTACTTCTGTTCAAACAAAACTAAGATTTCCATCTCCATCTTCAGTTGAACAACATCCAAAACTTTCAACTTGTCTCGGATCTTTAAAAATTGCAATTATTGATATATTTTTTACGAAAGGTGCATTAAAAATTCACCCATCATACATGTTATTCTCGTTTGGTGTACATTCTATATATACGAATGCTTTTTCAGAACCCCTTCTTAAATATTTATGATATTGTCAAGAAGTATCTAAATAAACTTTATATTGGTAATTTTTATCAGTAGAACCCACATATTCAATAGCTTCTTCTGAAAAATCATTTACAATTTGAGGTATTTCAAAATGTAATTCTGGTTTCCCTAAATAACTTGGGGTTGAACAAGCAGGAAATCTATCAAGTGCTTTACAATCTACTTCTATACTATTAATTGCAGTAAATAAGTCCCTTCTTGGAATTAAATTCTTTAAAGAGTATTCTTTTACAATTTGTAGAAATTCTAAAACTGAATCATCTTCCAACTGAGACATAGATATAGTTGGAGTAGAAGTTATTCCTATGAGTCCACTTGTAACATTATTATATATTGCCGAAGCTACTTTGTTTATCATATTATATAAAAATAAAAAAGAGCGAGCAGTAATGCCCGCTCTTGTTAATATTAAGCTTGTAAGGTAATTTCAACTGTAGTTGTGTAGTTGTCAATAGCAACATTAAGTTTAATTTTATCTCCTCCGGCTAATCCATGTCCAGTGGTAAGATTAATTACACCAGCAGTAGAAACTGAAACCTTAGTCCAGTCTGCAGTACCGGCAACAGTACTACCTGCAGTATTAATTGTAAAGATTGCACCAGTTACACCAGAAGGAGTAGTTGTATAAGTTGTTACATAAGGAGTACCACCAATAACATTAGAAATATCCAAGTTACCACTTGTAATACTAATTGCTGTAACAGTTACACCAACTGTGTCGATAACTTTACCTGTTTTCATAATTTCGGCTTCAAAAGCAGAAACTAAAGAAGATAGTACATAGAATACATGAGTTGTAATTGAATAACCTTCTGCACGAATACCGTCGCTCATTGATTTTTCAACTTTATACTTCAAAGTATATTGAGTATAGTTTCCTCCGATAACTGGACGACCATCTTTATCTAAACCAAAATAACGAGTATTATCCAAAGTAGGAACTTTAATATGACGTACCATGAAATCATCATCACCAAAACCAAGAGCACCTGCAGTTGTTACACTAAATGTAGAACCTGATACATTATCATATTCTGGTTGAATAATACTGTTTGTAGAAGCTTTTTCTTTTTCTACGACCATTGATTTTACTCTCTGGTTGAAATTAACGCAAGTAATTTGTACATAATCGGTACTGATTACCTCAGCTACTACATAAGATTGACCATATACTGTTTTAAGTTTATTAATTTGAGCAGCGAAAGCAGCAGCGTCAGTAGCAGCAGTTCCACTAGCTATAATTTCTACAGTAACTGGTTTCTTAAAATATAAATATGCATTAGCATATTCAGAATCAGTTTGTTCTGATAATCTTAAATCAATTGTTAATCTTGCTACTAAACCAGAAGTAATAGTAGGAATTTGTACTTTAGCAACTTCTTTTACACCAGCAGTGTAAGGACGTTTATAAATACTAACGATATTATCTGTTAAAAACTTTCCAACGCGCTGAACTTGGAAATAGGTAGCTGCTCCAATATATTTTGCTAAACTACCATTCGAATCTAAAGCTGAATTAATAATGTTTGTTGTTACAAATTGATACATTATTGTAATTTTTATTTTATTATAAAAATCTTATCTCCTCTGTTGAGGTTGTTGTTGTTGTGCAGGATTAGCAATAGATTGACTAACTATTGGTTGACTTTGTACTCTAGGATCACTAGAATTTTCTAACAATAATTTAATTAGTTCATTTACTATTTCTTGACAAACATAATCTGGAAATTCTAATATTTGAGAAGTATCTTCTACTTCATCAACTTGTTCTTGTGTTAATCTAATAAATTGAGGTACTTTTAGATAATCTATATACACCTTTTTTAATTCAAAAGTAGAATTGTCTTTACCATAGCGGATCTCCATCCTTACTTTTGAAGTATTACCATATCTTGTTTTAGCCGCATTAGTTGCATTTGGAGTTACACTTAAACTCAACCCCGGACCAAAAACAGTAACTGAAGAAATTTTAATTGTTTCAATTTCTACTGCAGTTGTTGGAGTTGTTGGTCCAGCAATATCATTATTAACTGTAGATAATGCGTTTATTTTACCTTTTAGTAAAGTTGCTGTATCATTTGCGTCAGCTGTTACTTCAAAAATATTATTATCAACATCTACTATTAAAATTTTAGAAGATGTAGTTACATCGGCAGATACTACTGTTATAATATATTTAGACGGTTGTACTTCAACTAAATTATCTGAAGTAGGAAAATCATTATTAACATTTATATTATTAATGTAATAATAAGGATTTTTATAAGAAGGACGCATGTAATAGTTATGCAAAATTTGAGATAACATATCTGCTGTAGCTCTTTTTGCCCCAACTTGTCATTGTGATCCTTGGTTATAGCATTTATAGTTTTTCTTAACATCATACTCAACAATGCAATTTAAAGTATGAAAATAATCATCTGGCAAATCTACCTCGTATGTTTTATCAAATAAATTTGAGGATGCCCAATCATCACTAACAATAGGAATTAAAACAGAAGAGCTTTTAAGTACTCTTAAATCATCAGACTTCTGTTGGTTAATATCATAAATATTATAAGATTTATTAACAAATTGATTGATTGCTTTATTAATAAAATAATTATAGTCTTCTAATAATAGACTGGGTGCCTCTCTTTTATTTAATTCAACTAAAGCATATTCAAAAATTTGCTTTGCTCGCATATTTTTACTTTTTCTTAGTTGTTTTTGGTTCTATATCTGTATTACTTAAATGGGAAAGATCATTATCCATTTCAGATTTAATATTTGCTTGTTGATCTTTTGGTAATAATTCAGGATATGTTTCTTTACGAATAGAGTCGCGAATTGCTTTATATCGAATGTCTTTTAAGAAAATAATTGCAGATTCCATAGATGCTCCAAGAGTTTTATCATCATAAACTAATAATCCAGCAGCTTTTCTAACTACCCCACGCTCAATTGCATCAATAAGGAATAAATGCATTTTCCAATCTTCTCCTTCATAAACATCCATAATTTTCTTAGGAGTTTTATTTGCAATTTCTAGTAAGTAATCTAATACATCAGCGGGACTAGCTAAACGTAAATCTCTGCCAAGTACTTTTGCTTTCTTAATTCGTTCTGTTTCAGAATCTTCAAAAATATATCTTTTTGCATTAAAAATAACTTCTTCTTTATTAACACGCGTTTTAGCTATTTGTCCCGGACGTTCTATATAAAGATTAGCATTACCATATCTTTTTGCATTTCCGTCAATAACTAATTCACCTTTTTCATTTCTTTCTGTCCTATCTTTAGCAATCCAGTTACAATACATAATTGCTTCCCATTTTGCTTTATCAACAATATCATCTAAATCATAAACTGTACCATCAACAATCTGAAATACTTCGGTTTCAGGTATAAAGTGTTTTCTTCCAGCAGACATTTCTCTAACATCATCCTCAGAGAGAATCATATCTCCATTTGAATTTACTGGCTTTACACAATCAGGATATCTCCCTGTTTTAGGATTTTTACAAGGATTTATAAAATATACCTGATTAACTTTACCAAAAACATTTCTAATTATAATTTCATTTCCCATTATCATTTTCTTTATATAAGTGTTTCTTATCTAAAAATAAGGAGGTACTAGACCTCCTTATTTAATATTTTCTAATCTAGAAAGATTTTATTATACCTCTTCAACTACAAAACTTCTTCCAATGTGTTATCATAAAGGCTCTTTATCCTTTATATCTATGGTTTCATTATGTTATATCCATAGTTCAGACTATATCATCTTCTTTTTTACTAAAGAAGTTGGGCACTCGTGTTAGGATTATTGATTATGATTCTCACCTATTAGTCGTTAGCGGTTTTTAGTACTATTATTCATTTCCTAAACTTCCGACGGGATTGTCCACTTCTGGATGTCCCCCGTTTTCACCCAATTTACGACTATTGTCACCAATAGAAGCCACGTATTTTATATTATATCTTTTATTATAAACTCTTTCTAGTCTTGCTGAAACTTTTACTGAACCATAGTTTAAATTATATTTATCGGCAAATACTTTACATCCTTCAAAATATTCAACAGTTCCGGTAACTAAATCTTCAACCATAACAGGCTTATAAGATCTTTTTGTTTCTCCAGAAGCAAACTTTTCTTTTTTAGTTTTAGACATTCTCTGTCTAGTTTCTTCTGAAACAAATTTTCCTATATTTGCTTGTCTTATTTTTTCTCTAGTTTCTTCTGAAATAATTCTTCCTTTCAAAGTTTCAGAAATTTTCTTTTTTGTTTCTTCTGTTTGAGGAATACCTTTATTCCAAGAACTTTTACCATGATACCTATTATATAAATACTCAGCAGATCGCTTAATTCCTTGAGCACTTGGTATAATATCAAATAATTTATTTACACATAAAGGATCGCCTTTACATTCTTGTAATAAAATTACTTCTGCTTTCCCAGCTTCAGTTCTTGTTAAGAAAGAGTCATCTAAAATTTCTTTAACTAAAATTTCTCTATTATCTTTAATCCATTCTTTTGTCCACACACTACTCGATCCCATATATCTATCTTTTAATGGATCATTGTGGCTCCTAACACCAACATAATATTCATTGGTGTTAACATTTGTAATTTTGTATAAATAATGTTTCATAAATAAAATTTATTATTTACTACAAAATTAAAAATTTATTTCTTTAAAAACAATAGTTCTAAAAATAATTTTAATTTTTTAATTAAAGTGAGATTTAAAACCTAAATCTCTTCACATATAAAATTTTTTCATGGAGCAAAAACAGCAACACCAGCATAACCACTAGCGATTAATCTTGAACCTGCTACTGGAGAATTAACGATTCCTGACTGAGCACCAGGATCACCTACTCCGAGGTATTTGTTTTGAATGAATTCGTAACCTTTTAATGTAAATGCTGCACATTTTTGTTAACTTTATGTTGCCATAAAGATCAGACTATATCATTAACTTACTCTATTTTATTCTACATATTTAAAAAAATATCCACCAGCTGTTTTTCTGGTTCCTTTTAATACATGTGTACATCCTGTAAAATATTTTTTACATTCAGATACAGTATCAAAAATTTTAACAATTTCACCATCTAATTTACACTGTGCTACTCTTTTAGCAACACTTTTTGTACTAATTAATGGTTTTAAACTCTCGTGTTTATCAAATGACCATTGATAATTTCCAGCAGTTTGTCCAGTTCTTATTGATGTTGTTATTCTCGAAGGTGTTATTCCAACTGAATCGGCTCCAGATTTTATAGAATCAAAAGATTCTACATATTCTCCAGATAATTTGTATTTATGAACACATTTTTTGCTCATATCTACCTTTCTTGCTACATCAAATCTAGGTTTTAATTCTTCAGAATAATAATAATTTCCAGATTTATAACCTCCTTTTAAAGACATACTTATAGAACTACTCAATGCTTCAGTTTCTTTTGCTGCTTCTGCAATAGAATCAAACGATTTTAAATAAATCCCATTTGAATCGTATTGATGAATTAGTTTTTTATTAGTTGCAAATACAAAATTATCAATATTTAGTTTTTCTAAATAGAAGTCAGTCCATAAATAATTCACACTAACTGTTCTATCTAAAACTGCTCTTCCTATTGAAGTATTTGTTACTTTATAATAATCACATGCTTCTGTAATAGAAATCCATTTTTTAATAAACTCTCCAGTTTTCTCATACTGAAAAATTTCTTTTCCTATGAATGGTGGCATACCTCCACCTAATGCAACATTATATGTATCTTTTCTTTTTACAAATTCTTCATTAACTATTATTGCTTCAATTTTTAATGCCTCTTCTTCTGAATCACATTCACAAATTGTACATCTTTTAAAAGCATTAATTCCGTACTTTTGTACTGCAAACTGAAATGGAAATTTTGGGTGACTATATGAGTGTCTATCATTAATATTGATTCCTAACCCTAAATATCCATCGAAACCACTTGAATTTTCTTTTAATTTATGTACTCCTACATAAATTTTATTATTAACTGTGTTAATTGTTAAATATACTATATATTTTTTCATTTAAATATGTTTTTACTTATACGTTAAGTTATCTCCCGCTTCGAATCATAATTACGATCCTACATCTTGCGATTAGTCGTTGAACGTTCGTTGGTACTACTCTAAAGCCTGTGTAACCCAACGCTTCGCTGCTGATTGTCCCTAAACCAGGGGTTTTCCAGCAATTCAAGAGATTTTAATTTTTCACTGCTTACGCAGCGCAGCCACTGATTTGTTTAATGGCTGGTTTTGCAGTTGTTGCGTCTGGAGTCATATCCAAACAAATTCCATCATTTTTGTTAACTTTATATTACTATAAAGATCGGACCATATCTTAATCTTATATTCTTTTAACGTTTATAAGATTCTTCCCATTTCGGATATTATTTTTATCCTACTCTACTCATTTATTTATTAGTATTTTTCTTACTAATTATACTTTCGATGGCCTCTGAACCTTTCTCTTTCGAGACTTGGCTGCTGATTATCCTTAAACCAAGGAACTCCCAGCAATTAAGGAAGTTTAATCGAGTAACTTACGCTACAAGAGAGCTAGAATTTAACCCTTTATTTCCAAATTCCTTTGTAAGTGCAGAATCAACCATAAATGTCACGGTATTCCCGCTCACTTCATATGTAGTGAATGTTCCACCCACTTTCATAGGATTATTAGCTTTTACAAAGTCATTTGCACCTTTAGAATATAACATTGTTGGAACTGAACCCCATTTATTCAACCAATCACCCAAAGATGTATTGATTTGACTAAATAAAGTAGCATTTACAACAAATGCAAAATTATTACCTGTTTGGTTAACACACTTTTCAGACATAGTGGTTAACATTGTATTTAATACGTTAATATTAAATTTAGCATATTTGTACTTACTTGCAAAGCGTTCGATCTGAGCGATTATTCCATCCCCAGAAATTAGCTTTATTTGTTAACTTATTATCACTAATAAGATCAGACTATATCATTAACTTATATATTTAAATATATGATTATGAGCTGTTTTCCGCTCTTTTCTTAATACTCTTCTACAATATGGAAATTTTTTCATACATTCAGATACAGTTTCAAAAGTTTTAATTAGATTATTTTCTAAATCATAAACACCAACTTTTTGTGCAACAATTTCAGGATTAACAGTAGCTTCTATAAAAATATCAGATTTTATAAAACTTCATTTATATCCACCAGAGGTGCCAAATTTTTTAATAGCGTCAGATATGTTATGACCATTTTTTAATCCAGATGCTTTTGCAGCATCTGCTAAACTATTAAACTCTATATCAAATTTATTATCTAAAGTATATCTAAATACTTTTTTCTTTCCATTATTTTTATTTTTTCTAAACTCTAAAACTTCTTCTATAGGTGTAGCAATAGTTAAAAAATAACATCCGTCTAAAATAGATCTTTGAGAAATAGCATTTATTATTCTATTTTTTTCAATATCTAATTTTATAGATGCCTGTTTTATGTTATCAAAAATTCCTAATAAAATTCCTTTAGAATTATATTGATAAATACACTTGGTTCTACTAAGTCTATATTCTTCAATATTAATTGAGTCATTATTACTTCAATAACAATCCAGAAAACTTCTTTTTTCTTTTATACAGTGTCACATTAAATCTCGATACTTATTATAAAAAGTTGTTACTTCAACTTGATTTTTTCATTCTTTTATCAAATTACCATCTAAATCAAATTGAAAAACTTTTTTTGATAAATCTGGTGGCATACCTCCACCTAATGTCATATTGTATGTATCAGATCTCTTTACAAAATCTATATCAACTAAAATAGCCTCCATTTTTAAAGCCTCTTTTCTTGTATCAAAAACATGAAGAGTTTGTCTATAGAAATTATTTACACCATATTTTTTTACTGCTCTTTTTAGAGCTTCTCCACCATTCATATATGTTTTAGGAGAATTTGCTAAGATACCATTTCCCAAATATCCATCCCAAACATCAGGATTTTCTGTTCCATGAATACCTATATAAATTTTATTATTTATTTTATTTGTAGTTAAGTAAACTATATATTTCATATTAAGTTATTTCCCATTTCGATAATATTATATCTACGTCCATTCGGACTAGTCGTTGAACTTTCATTGGAGCTACTTATACAAGCTTGCTATATCCAATGCTTAGCTGCTGATTGTCTCAAATGAGAGTTTCCAGCAATTAGAGAAATTTATTTTTCTACATATCACTATGCAGCGGCCCCTAATAACCTTTGAGGCCTTCCATCTTCTGTAAGTACAGTCGCTTTTCCATTTGCATCCATTGTGGTTTTACCCCACAACATTGTATTATTTTTAACATGAATGAAGTTTTCAAGCAAATCTTTTTCAGGCTTGTTCAATTTGAACAATTTTTCTTTTAATTCGCCATTTCCTTCACCGTTTGAAATTTTAATGAACTGATCTTCGAGAGCTTTAAATCTTGTCGAATATTCGACGTCCACGCGACTCTCAGTAAGATAGTTACGATGTTTTTCAATATTCTATGCGCTTCATATTTTCATATGAATATGGACTATATCATATTCTTAATTTCTATTACCGTTATTAAGAATCTCCCTGCTTCCACATTTAAGTGTACTCTACTAACTTCTAATATAAATATTTCTTTTATATTATGTGTTCGATAGTCTCTGAACGTTCTTGAATAATAATTCAAACTTCGCTGCTGATTGGCATATCTTTCGACTTAGCTTTCCAGCAATTCAAGGAGTTTAGTCGGGCAGCTTACGCTGCGAGAGAGCAATATTGTTTACTCTGATATTTTACGAACCCTTGTTCGCTTAATTCTGGTTGAATATTATAAATAAAACGAGTGGTATCACCTACATTGGTGTAGTTAGTATCCAATACAGCAGAAAAGTCTGAATCAATCAACTGTCCGGTTACTTCCCAAAAATTATCAGCTTTACGTTGAGGAGTAGTTTTAACAACTACTAACTGACGTGAACCATCAATTTTAAATACTTCGTTTACTTCATAATACCTTTCTCTGAAATAGAATGTAATATCTGAACCATTTGCACCAGTTCCAGTAGGAGTAGCTGCAAATTCTACACGTTTTAGAAATTCGATTTCGTTTTCCCATTCAAATAACATTGCGTTAATTGGTTGGAATTTATTAACTGATTTTTCATTATAGAACACATTTAACAGACCCTCAGTTAAATATGATGCTGTGTTATTCTGGTATAACCGAGACATAACACCTAACATATGAGGTCTACTCAATTTTGTTATCTTAGTGACTCTTTATTCACTAAATCTGTAATTTTATATATAGTTACAGTTCAGACTATATCTTCATCCTGCATCGTTAAAGGACGTTGGGATTTCGTGATGAGATTATTATTTGTGCTATTCACTCATTAGTCGTTCGAGGTTTCTAGTACTTATTGCACTTCCTAGACTTCCTACGGAATTATCCTATTAGGACTTTTCCCGTTTAACCCAATTGTTACGGTAAATATTACTATTTACTAAGGCAGCATGTGTCTCTACCTAAGAATTTATAAAAATCCTCAGCTGTTCTAGTTTGAGCCATATTAGGCTTAATGTTTACATACGATGCTACTAACATTATATAATATCTTTTTTAAAATGTAGGATTAACCTACAATAAGAATTATCTTTTCTTTAACTTACTTATCTCTGCTTCATATGCGTTTGTTATTACTTCAAATGCTTTAGAACCATAAGTTAAAAACCACGCAGCTTTATATAAATTTTCAGGATCATTTAAAGCTTTATAGAAATTACTAGTCCCATTATCATCTAATTCTAATAAAAACGACAATACATTGTTTTTTTCCTCATCTTCTAGTTCGATTCCATATAAATCAGGAGTTTTAGTTGCAACATCAACCATTGTATCAACAAATTGGTTATACTGTTCTTCTCTTTGAGAATTAAACTCTTTTTCTTGTTCCTGTTTATAATAATCTTCTTGTTCTTTATAATCTGCTCTAAGTTTAGTAACTTTCTTAGTGAAAACATCTTTATCTTCTAAAGCTTTTTCTAATTCTTTTACTAATTCCTCATCACTAAGATCATATTTATTTTTTAAATCAAAAAGAAATAGTTCTTCATCATCATAAGCATCAATACTATA